CCAGTGCCAGGAGCCCCCGGCCTTGCCGTCCTCGTCGTGCTCGCAGCCACCGGTGGCCAGCGAGTGGAAGAACAGGCCGGTGGGGTTCTGGACGCACAGACCCACCGTCCCCAGGCCGTCGTCTGCCACCTCAGTCACCGTAGCCGCCCGGCACTGCGAGGTGAACTCGCCGCCCGGCGTGCCATAGCTGACGTAGTGCACGACGCGGCCGACGCTCGGCTTCTGCGGGTCCGGCATGGAGTGCTCCTCTGTCTGGAAGGCGGGACGAAACTGGACGGATTCGGAGATGGGTCGTCAGACCTAGGTGTGGACACCAAGCACGCAGACATGCGCATCGAGGTCGTCAAGCGGGAACTGAACCAGGGCGCCCTGGCCGGCTTCGACTCGACGGTCACCGACTTCGCGGCGCGCCTCGTCATCGCCGCCATCGACTCCTATGACACGGCCAGCCGGGTACGGGAGTACCACCGCGGCTTCCAGGAAGGGTTCGCGGCCTGCCTCAAGATCGAGCGGCAGCGCCGGGAGCGCGAACGCGCCCGCGAATAGCTACGGTGTCGAATTCGCCTCGTGCCGCTCGCGGCCGTCAAGCGAGTGGTGAGTGATCAGCCAGCCGACGGCGCCGGTCTCGGGATCCTTGACCGGCTCGGACGTGACACCGCAGGGGCAGCCGTCGCCCTCTTCCTCGTGCTTGATCAGGTCGCCGACGGGCAGCACGTGGACGACGCTCATGACGACCGCAGCCGACGGACCTCAGCAACGAGGGCCGCGATGATGTCGTTCGGGTGGTAATGCGGGTCGCGCAGGAAGTCGATCCCACCCTCAGTCGATTCGACGGCTCGGGGATCGGACCCGCCCATCTCGGAGTAGAGGGCGCACAGGTCGGAGATGCTGGACCTGCCATGGTCGCCCTCTGTGCCGACGACAGCCGCCTCGATCATGCCGAGGGCCTGGTCATCAACGGGGAACGGCGGAAGCGTCACGGTGCTCCTTCATGGCTACGTGGTGGTATCCGTCAGCCCCTGATGGCGCCTGCCGCGTCGACCTTGGCCGTCACCTGCGTCCGCACGAACATCGCGGACGCGGTCGAGATGACCGCCATGATCGCGGCCTGCCCCTCGGCGGACAGGTGCAGCCCGAAGTTCAGGCCGACCGCGATCGCGGCCTGGGCGAAGCCGACGAGTGCCGCGGCCTGGCCGTCCCGCCGCACGAGGAATGCGGTCGCTAGGCCGGCCGCCGCCACGGCACCGGCGTTCAGTGCGGTCTGCTGGTCGGCGCTCAGCGGGAAGATCAGTGCGGAGACGAGCTGGACGGTGGCGGCGATGAGGCCGAGCCACAGCGCCGGGTCACGGGACAGCTTCATATCGGACCTCCTGGGTACGGTCGGATGATGGTGCGGCTGATCTGGGTAGACGGCCCGGACGGCAACCCCGTCCAGGCCGAGGACGCGCCCACCGAGTGCGGGCACGGCCACCGGCAGCTCGGCCCGAAGTGGGGCCAGTGCCCCGAGCCGACGTGCCGGGTGATGGTGCGGCTGTGGAAATGCCTGGCCAGCGGCTGCGACGAAGTCCTGGTCGACGACGAGCACGTCCACAGGGCAGGGCCGATGCCGCCTGGCGTCCACGCCGGCGGCTGAGCGCCTTGGTCAGTCCTCGTCGCGGTGCTGGATGCGGAACAGGATGACCACCCGCCACCAGATGCACAGCGCGATGAGCCCCCACGCCAGCGTGCGGATGAGGTTACGGTGCGGCCAGTCGGTGCCCCAGATGATCGAGGCCACCGCGAGCGACGACACCACCAGCACGGACGCCATGAAGGTCATCACGTTCTGACCCACCGCACTGTCGCGCCACGCCCCGCGAGTACGCCACGAGTAGGCCAGGACGAACACCAGCGCGCCCAGCGCGGTGGCGACCACCGCGGCATTTGTCCACGGCGACGTGGACACCGCCTGGCAACCGGCCGACGTCATCGCTGGCCTCCCTCGAGGCTCTGGCCGAACAGCTCGGCGAAATGGTTGACGCGGCGGTGCTGCCGCAGCTGGTCGGCCACCTCACGGACAGCGGCGCTCTGCGCGAGCGTCTTGGCCAGGTCTTCCTCGGCCTGCAGTCGGGCCTGCTCAGCCTCGTGGCTGTCGTCCGACGGGCATCGGGTCTCAGGCTTGCGCCTCTGCCACGGCCACCTCATGTTCGTCTGCCTGTGCGTTGCTCGGTGGCCCGCTTCAGGCCTTCGATGAGGGCGTTCGTGGTGCGCCCGACCTCCAGCAGCTCGGCGAGCTGCTGAGCCTGGACCTCGTTGCGCTTCTCCTGGGCGTCGCCGCGGGCCTTCCACTCGTCGCCGCGGGTCTTCTCAGCGGCGATCTCCTTCTCGTGGGCTCTCTCGATACGGTCGAGGGTGCGGTCCGGGTGCAGCTTGCCGAGCAGGATGGCCAGCACGACGAAGGTGAGGACGCCGACTGCGCCGCCTTGGACCAGGACCGTGCCGGGGATTCCGAACAGATCCAAGGCTCAGCCCTTCGCCGCGAATGCCTCGGTGAACGCGATGTGCACCGCGGTGTTGACCTCGTCCTGGGTGATCTGGTCGGCGCCGGCCGGCAGGTGCGCCAGCACGAACGTGCCGACGGCCGGGCCGAGCGCGGCGGCCAGGGCCTGCTCGTCGACGTCGTCGCGGGTGGCGATCGCCTGCAGCAGCGTCAGCACCTGCGGCAGCACGGCGACCCGGTTCCAGATACGGTGCAGCACGTCCATCGGTGTCTGCTTGCCGTCGGTGTCGACGATGCCGGTCAGCGCCTTCAGGTGGAGCCCGGTCCAGGTATCCCCTGCCGCGTCGGCAAGCTGCTTGGCGAGCTGCTCCTGGAACCACTTCTTATCGGCGGCGTCGAGCGCCATGTCGTCCTCCATCTCGCGCAGTAGCGCGTCCGTCCGCGGCATCGGCCAGGGACGCCCGTCCTGCTCCCGGGACTGCCGGCTCTGGCGGTGGGTGTGGTGGTCGTGCGGGTTGCCGAGTTCGTAGTCACGCACGCGCCAGTCACCGATGTCGGCGTTGGCGATCTCGCCGCGGCTGATCCACAGCTGCGGCCTGCCGTGCGGGTCGTTCTCGAAGTCGGCCCTCAGCGCCTCGCCGATTCGCCGTTCCAGCGCGTTGCCTGTCGGCACGTTCGATCCGAGGTAGTTGACGTCCTCGTCGAAGGCGTCGACCGTGCCGTCCGGGTCCGGCTGGTGCTCGGACCGTGAGCCGTGGGCCTTGTCGGCGTACCCGCCGTCGGACTGCCTGCCGCGGCGTGGGAACCGGGCAAGGATTCCGTCGCGCCAGGCGGTGAGTGCCGGGTTGAGTCCTCCCCAGGTCATGGGCTCCTCCTCTCTACTCGCCGCGGTCCTCAGGCGTTACTCCGGCGACCTGGTCGAAGCCCTCGCGGATGATGTTCTCCAGCGAGGCGTCCGGCTCCGCCGCGGGCACGTCGTGCGCCGCGGCCAGCAGCGCGAACCGGTCCGTCAGCTTGATCGGGTCCTCGAGGACGAGACGGGCCATCGCCCACCGTTTCCGGTTCAGCTCATGCCGACCGGTCGTGGTTTCCCCGAGGACCGCGTACGCCACCCGGGCCAAGGCGATCCCGACGCGCTGCTTGAAAGCCGGGGTGCTGTAGACGATGAAGCGACCTGCGAAGTCGGCCATGTCACGCCATCCGGGTCAGGCGCAGGTAACTGTGGGCGTGAACGCTCGTGTCCGACGGGATGGCCGAGTACTGCGCCCACTGCACCTGGAGATTGCCGGCCGTGCCTGCGGTGACGACGGTGCCGTTCACGACGCCGACCTGCGTACCTGTGCCGAACGTTCCCCAGACCTCGGAGCTGTTGTGCCCGTACGGCACCGATGCGATGTCGGCCTGGGCTGTCGCATTGAGCGGCAGGATCGACCCCATTCCGACCATGAGCGCGCCGGCGGGAACCGAGAACAGGACCTTCAGGTCCGCAGGGGAAGGGCCGGAGTACGCAAGCAGGCACGTCATCTCGTACTCGGCGCTGGCCTCCACCGGGAGGAACAGGTGGTTGTCGTTCTGCAGCGTCGTGGTGTTGCTGATCGTCTCGGTGGTCGACTTCCGCGCCCACAGCACATTGACGAACCAGTCGTTAACCTCGTCGGCGGTGGGGACGTCCCCGATGGAGTAGACCGGCTTGGCCATGCAGGCTCCTCAGTAGGTGATGGGGTGGACCCCGACCTGCCCCAGGTCGGGGTGGCCGATCGTGAAGAAGCTGTACTTCTGGGCGTTCTCCAGCACGAAGGTGGTGTCCCACCGATGGCCTTCGGAGGCGTGGCCGACGCCGCGGATGAAGCAGTCCTGCTCGATCGGGCTGCCGCCTCCGGAGGGTCGCCGGATAACGGTGATCCGGTCTCCGAAGTCGCGACCCAGGACCGCCGGCCACAGCACGTCCTCGATCGCGACCCTGGGGCGTTGGAACGTGACTTCGGCGAAGCGCCGGCCCGGGTTGGCGTGCCGGTAGAGGACGGCGTCGGCGTACGTACGCACGTCTGAATCGCTCATGTGGATCAGGTCGGACCGGTCGAATGGCCGCTCTAGGTACCGGTCGACGCTGTCCGCGTCGATGGCCTGCTGGGGTGCGCCCCCGACTCGGGTGATCGTCACGGTGTTGGCCATGCCGTCAGACGGGTTCGACGGCTTGGTGTCGAGGTACGGCAGTTCGCCGGTGGCGTCGTAGCCGCCGTCGCCGAAGGTCACCTGCGACAGCGTTGACCGTGGGTCGGTCAAGGTGGCGAGCCGGTCCCGGAAGACGGCCTTGCCGTTCACGTCGATGTAGAACTCGCCCAGCTCAGTGTCTTGCACCAGCTGCAGCTCGGACATGCCGTTGCCGGAAAGGGCGGTGGCCTGCACGGCGGTCGCACCTGTGTCGATGATCCGGTCAGCGAACGGCCAAGCCAGCGAGGTCAGCACCCGGTCGATCCTGGCCCCGGTCAACTCGTTGTTGCCGAACGGGCCGACAGCGGTGGGGCGGTCCTTGTCCAGCAACTTCGACCCGTCGGTGGCGGTGACCGTGACGTACGTCCAGGAGTTCCCGAGGTACTCCGGGATCCAGTCGTCGGTGTAGCCGTAGAACAGCGGGTACACCTTGCCGCCCCACTCGGCGAGGATCCGCAGCCGGCGCATGGGTTCGATCTCGGTGCGACCGGCGGTGACGAATGGGCCGTCGAGGTTGTCGGGGTCGAACCGGCGATCAGGATCGTTCAGCACCACGGTGCAGGTACCGGGCTCGTAGCGCCTCGTGGGCTGGTTGCCGTTGTTGACACCACGCCGGTACGACCAGGATCGGACCCACGCGGTGATGCCGCTCCAGATTCCGTCCGGTCCGATCGGGCTGACGCCGACCTGGCCGCGTTCCGGGTCGCCGACGGTGAAGAAGTCTCCGACGAACGGGCTGGTGAAGCCGACCTCGACACGGACCCGTGGTAGCCCAGTCACGGCAGCACCGGCTTGCCGTGCACGACGAGACGGCCGCCCGCCTCGAGGTACGGGCGGATCTGCTCGACGATTTGCCGGCCGGCCTCACGCGGGTTCGCGCCCACCGGCATGGCCACGTTCAGGTTGACCGTGGTGTTGACCACCGTGGTGCCGCCACCGCCCGCGCCGGACGCCGCGAAGGTCGACGAGGTCCCGGGTACGACCGTCTCCGGCATGCCGCGCTCGCCGAACTCGTAGGTCTTGCCCGACGCGCCGACACCGACGACGTGCTCGTTGATGACGCCGCCGTGGCCCATCGCGATGTGGATGTGATTGCGGTGCGCCTCCATCAACCCGGTACTGAACGACCCCATGTTCCGGCCGCGGGTGTACGCGTAGTCCCTGTTGCGGGTGCGGTGGATCAGCTCGAGCGGCCGGCGGCCGGCGAGGAACGACGCGAGGGCGTCCTGGTTGTAGCCCATCCAGTCGACGGCCCGGCCGGAGCCGTGCCACTTCGGGTCGCCCGGCCGGTACGCGTTTCCGAACGAGCCGGAGTCCGGGCCGGAGCGGATGAGCTGCAGCACCTGGCGCCACACGCCGGAATCTCCGCGCTGCGCGCCCGGGCTCGACGGCCAGTTGCCGAACGACGGCATCACCTCGGCCGCGACCTCGCGCCGCGACGGGATCCGAGTCATGGCCGCGGACGTGCGGAACGGCCACGCCACCCGGCCGCCCTCGGCGTACCCGGGCGGCAGCTCGCCGTGGCGATTGATGTGCTCAAGCACGCCCGGGTGCCGTCGCTCGATCTTGCGCCGGGACTCCTTCTTGATGACGTGCTCGTCGGCGTGGACGATGCCCGCCTCGTCGTACTTCCCGCCCGGGCCGGTCCAGCCGCCCTCGGCGTAGTACTTGCCGTCCGACCCGCGCACTGGCCCCTGGAAGCCCAGCGGGATCTTGCCCTCCTTGAGGGCTTGCTGGTAGACCGACAGCCGGTTCAGCTTCTGCAGGGCCGTCTTATCGCCGGTGACTGTGACACTGGTGTTGACCTTGCCTGGGACGTCGCGGTACTTCCCGATCAGCTTGTTGATCTCGCCTCGGGTGAAGCCCATCTTCTCCATGGTCTTGCCCAGGGTGCCGATCTGGGAGCGGTACTTCTTGTCCGCCTCCACGAGCGACATGCCGTTGGCGAGGTTGGCCTCGCGCTGGTCCTTGACCGCCTCGATCAAATCGAGCACCGACCCGCGGTTCTTGCGGCCCTCCGCGGTGTTCAGCGACAGCGATTTCGTGCCGGTGCCCAGCTCCTTGTTGGTCGACTCCAGTGTCTCGCGGTACTTGATCGCTGCCTGGTCGGAGGTCATGTACCGGTCGAACAGGGCGTCGAACGCCTTCTTGGTCTCCTCGGCCTGTTTCTCCGCAGCACCCAGGGCGCCGGTCAGCACCTGGGTCTGGCCCTGCGTGCCGGTCGTCGCGGTCTTCGCCGTTTCCAGCGAAGCCGCGTACTGGGGGAACTTCTTCTTGACCTCGTCGACGGTGACGCCCTCGACGGCCAGTTCCCGGGTCAGTGCCTCGAACGCCAGCTTGGCCTGGCTGGCGGAGCCGCCCTGCACCAGGCTGGCCAGCGCCGCGTCCATGGCGGTGACCCGCTCCTTGGTCTTGGCCAGCGACTCGTTGGTGCCGTCGAGGCCGGGGACCAGGGACTCGAAGCCCTCCTGCATGTGCCGCACGGCCATGCGCCGGCTGTTGTCGTCGTCGGCCAGGAACTTGAAGGAGTCCCGCAGCCCGCCGAGGTCCTCGCCGAGGACCCGCGACGCTTCACCGGACAACTCGGCACCGGATGCCCAGCGTGTGAGGCCGTGGCCGAGGGCCTCGACCTGGGGGTTGAGTTCCTCCTGGACGGAGCCCACGATCGCCTGCGCCGCCTGCAGCGCGATGAAAGCGCCCGCGGCCTTGCCGGCCGCGGAGCCGACCCGCTCCAGGCCGCGGGCGGCCCGCTCGCCACCTGGGCCGGTGGCACGTAGCTCCGCCAGGGCTTCGGTGTTCGACCGCCTCATCTTCACCCAGCCGGCGCCGGCGACCAGCGCAGCACCGCCGGCCAGACCCAGGACGGTGACGGTGCTGCCGATCACCGGAGGCAGTTGGCTGAAGTTGTCCACCAGTTCGTCGGCGATCTGCGCCAGTGCCCGCAGGCCACCGTTCGCGCCGGATCCGCCCTGGATGGCCAGGTTCTCGATCGACCCCTGCAACCGCTCCAGGTCGCCGCGCAGGTTGTCGGTCTTGATCCGCGCGGTCTCCGCGGCGTATCCGGCGTCGTTGGTCTTGTTGATCCACTGCTGGATCCCGGAGGCGCCCTGCTCGTAGAGGATGTTCGCGCCACGGACCGCGTCGGCTCCGAAGATCTGCGCCATCGCGTTCGCCCGCAGCTCTGGCGTCAGCGCGGACATCTTCTCGCGTAGCTGGCCGGCCAGCTGGGTGATGCCGATGAACTCGCCGCTGGCGTCGTATGCCGAGATGCCGAGCTGGTCCATCAGCTTCTTCGTCGTGCCGGACGGGGCCTG